CCAGCCGTTTCATCGTCGACCCCTGCCATGCCTTTAGCGAGTTTGGTGAGACTCCCGCCAATATTCTCCAAGGTCGTATGGGAGATGGTCGCCACCGCCTGAAATCCCGACAGCGCCTCGACGCTGGCGCCACTTTGCTCGGAGAGCCCCTGCAAGGCAGCAGCGGCTTCCAGTGTTTGAAGGACGAACTCCTTGATCGCTGCAACCGAGGTTACGCCAATAGCCAGCGCAAAGGCGGACTTGGCGACATTCGCCACGCTTTGCAGCGAGGCTTTCATCTCGCTCGCGTGCTTATCCAAAAGACGCGCGCTTTTGCCCAGATCGGCCTGAAACTCGGCGGTTTCAGCGGCCAGCTTGACGACTAGTGAGCCAATATCAGCCATGTTTTTTCAACTTATGAGCAAACATTGCCTTGAAGTGGGCAATGTTCTGCTGGGGCTGATCAGCCTGGCTTTGCTTTTTGATGAATGGCATAAAGTCGTCTGGCGAAAATGGCCGGGAATGAGGGGATCGGTGGGCATTGGCAAAGGTCGCCGCGATTAAGCCGCCCCTGAAATCCGCTCGAAAATCCCCAAAGGGCTCCAGCTCGTAAAAGGCCATCCATTCAGTGAGCTCGTCAGAGCCGATTTTTTGAAGTAGTTCACGCACGGTCAGTCCCAAGGCCAGCGCCAGCCGAAATACAAACCGACGGCAGGGCTTGGCCTCTAGGCTTTTTTTGCGGCATCGACCGCATCTGTACCAATGCCATTGATTCGTTGGGCAACTGTAAAGACGCGATCTAAGGCGCGTGCGCTCTTGTTACCAAGCGCTGTCACCTCAGCGTCGGTAAAAAGGCGTGCGCCGGTGGCGTCACAGAGCGTGAGCGACACGAGGCGAGCGCGAACGTTCTCCATGCGCCCTTCTTTACCGATTAAGCTTGCTTCAAAGGCATCCCGATCGGCACCGGTCATTGTGCGTACCATGACGTCCCCACCCCATTCAGGCACGGCAATGCACTCGAGCGGAAGATCGTTTGCTGCGAGGATATTTTCTTTGCTCAGAAGATTCATGGGATTAGGCCTCCGTGATGTCGCCATCGATCTCAATCGTCACCGATGCCTCGACCACGGCATCCACGCCGCCTTGCACGCTGAATTGGGTGACATAGCCGTAAAAGGTCCACACTGTCGGAATGGCGTCCGTAAACGTGATGCGAAACTGCTGTCGGGTGCGATTGGCCCGGTCAGTGCGTAGGCCATCGTGCACCGCATTGTCGGGATCAAAGTGCAGCGTGAGCGACAAGGATCCTTCATCACGAAGACCCATACGCTTTTCTTTGGCCGTGGATGAGAGGTTCGTCACATCAATGACCTGGGCTTGTCCGCCCGGGCCTTGAAAGGAGACGACATTGGGAATCGTCTCAAAGGAAGTGGTGCCCATTCTGGCAATCGTAATGCCCTGGGCGATGATGGCGGTACTCGACATACGTGTTCTCCAAAAAACAAATGGCCCGAATGGGCCACTATGAGGTTGTTACTAGTTGAGACGGGTGACTGTGTCTACTGACGAAGATAGGTGTAATCCACGGAAATTCGGTAGGCGTGCACTTCTTCCTCAAAGCCGCTGATGACCATGCGGATATCCGATACGGTTTCAATCGCTGCCATCACTGCCCCCTGTATCTCGTCTTGCAGCTGATTGGCTGCTTGCAGTGTTTTGGCGTACACATCGACCTGCATCCGCAGTCGTACGACACCGTGCAAACCGTTGATGCCAATTAGTTGCTCAGACGCGACGGGCGTGTAGACAATGTAGGGAAAGGCCGTTTCAGCTGGCGCAATCAAAGCAAACACACGGCTCTGCGCTAGGTGCTTAATGGCTTGATAAAAATCTTGCATCAGGGTTTGGCAAGCTTTTTTGCTTCGGTTTGAATTCTGTCTGCCAGTCGCGTGGTGATAGCTGTCACCGCCTCCTGCCGTTTGGTTTCTAGCGAAGGCCGCAGGAACGGTCGCGCGGCCATTTTGACGGTCCCAAACTCAATGAAGCGCCAATACCAGGCATCTTGGGATAGATTTTTCTTCTTTCCCTGAAGCCGGTATTTCTTCCCATGCCGAACCGTTACAAAGAAGGTCTGGCGAGTGAGACTCGATAGCTCCGGGATGTGTTTCATGATCACGGATCGCTTCAAGGTTCCAGGCGGCGGTTGGTTAGGTATTGCCTCTGCAGCCTTAGGAGCACGAGACTTTGCCTCATCCCGAACCACCTTGGCACCGGCATACACGGCATTGCGCAGACCATTTCTCGCAACGCGTGCGGGCAATTCATTTAAGAGCTTCACTAACTCCGCTGCGCCCTTGACCTGCATCCGTTCAAACTTAGCCATCGTCGATTCCTTCTGAGGCATACAGTGTGATGAGAACGTTTTCTTCGTCCTCATTGATGCCGCCATGGATTTTGAAGATCCGACCGCCATGCAGACCTCGAAAATTCGGCAAGTCTCCTAAGTCAGAAAACAGAGCTTGATACCGCAGGGTGATCTGATGTGTGATCTCTGCTGAAATGCGTTGAGCAGTAACGAGCTGGCGTGCAGAAATTGGCGCGATGTTGGCCCACACCGTTTTAACCGGAACCCAGCTGCGCGCTGGCGCACCCAGCTCATCGATTACCGTTGTGGCCCGTTGAAGGGCAAGCCGGTGGATGAGCACCCCCGCCGGGACGGCCGTCATACCAGCGCCACCCGATAAGGATCCAGCAATCCATCGACAAAAGGTAACGGATCAATCCGCCCGCGCATAAGGATCGACATTTCTTCGCGATGCGCATAGAGACTTCCCACGCGCAGCTTGATCCAGCTCTTGATGCCTTCGGGGACGTTGGATGTTGACCCGTATCCCGCATCAAAGGTGACCGTTACAGCGCCAATTTGCGGCAAGGTTGAAGGCCACGTTTTTCCAAAGACTGGGGTGATTCGCGCTGGTTCATAAGCGGTATCCACCACATAGTCGGCTGCTGGCATCGTCAGGCTACTTCCGTTCATATCCAGATACTGGATACTTGTCACCGATTGAACCGGACATTTGGCCACCAGGATGGCGCATGCCGGGAATGCATCAAGCACTAGCTTCCAGCGCGCAGTCATCAGCTGTCGACCCGTCACTGTCTCAGCTGCCTGACGGGCAGCAGTAATGATGGAGCTGATGAGGGCGTCGTCATCGTCAACATCCACCCGCAGGTGAAGCTTGGCCTCGGCCAGAGACACCGGTTCCCCTACGGGTGGCGTGACGAGTTGCAGGGACACGGTTTAGATGATTTGTGCCACAGCGGCCTGATTTACTGCATCAGCCGGCGCGAACCGGGGATCCAGCCCGAGTAATTGCGCTGCGGTGTGCGCCGCGGCTGTGGCGACGGTGAGAACAAGCCGGACATGCGTGAAGCCGTTATTGGCATCAACTTCATCGGGGCGCAGGTTAATCAGCGCTTGCCGGCTAGCACCATTGGCCGCTTGGGCCAGTTGCGTGATTGCTTTGCCAGTAATGTCCTTGGCGCCAGTTCCGGTAGCGTCGGTCGCTTGCTGAAGTTTGGCGTCTACCGTACTGCCATTGGCCATGGCTCCCGTTTGGATGACTGCCAAAAGGTTATGGTGATTGGCCAGAGCAACCCATGAGCTGGTGCTTGAGCCTGCGGCCTGATTACTGGGATCGATGCTAGTCAAAAGTGACAGCTGCTCGCTGCCTTTTGCATTGGGAAACATAGTGATTTCTCCTAAGGTTAAGCGAATTAGCGAGCGCCCAGTTGGACGAAGGGCGACATCGAGGCGCTACCCTTGGCCGGGGAGATGGGTGCTGCGATTTTGGACTGGCCATCCATGCGGAAGGTGGTCCTGAAAGCGGTCAGATCCGCGTCAAAGTACAGATGCATGGAGGTCGCCGTCTGCATGCCACCGGCTTTGGTGATGGTCTGGTAGTACGACAGATCAGCCAACAGCACATCGCCTTGTCCCGAGAAAGTATTGGCATGTTGAGAGACAAACACCGGTCGACCCAGGAGGCTGCCGTAGGGCGAAATCTGAATGCCGCCAACTGAGAGACCCGTGGGCAGATAAATCGGATAGTTGCCAAGGGTGAGTGTGAACAGGGCCGGGAGCACATCGTTATTCACAATCCAGACGGCCTTACCGAAACTGCCCGGCGGCAGACGCGAGATCATCTTGGCCAGGTTCTGCGGTAAGAGCGTTTGCGCCGCCTGGTTCTGTTCTTTAGCGACCGTCACCGTAGTG